CCAATGTCGGCTACTTCATCTATCACAATGCCATCGCAATACAGACCCCGTAATCTCTCACCACCATCGTCAGCACCCAACAGCTGCAAGCGTGACCCGTTTGGTAAATCACACCGCAGTTCCGTTTCGTTAAACTTAACTTTGGGTATCTTTTCGCAAAATTCTTTTACATATCCCCATGCTATTGATTTTGCTTGCTTATAGGTCGGGGCAAGGTAGTAGAAACGGGCATTGGGTCGCTGGCAGGTAATAGCATCACGCAGCAAATGGTTAATCGCCATAACGGTCTTGCCAAACCTGCGGTGGCAGACCACGACAGACCAACGGGATTCTGTCATTGCCTTGTGTAGCTCTGCTTGCAAAGGTCGGGGCGTATAGGGAATACGCACAACATTAGCAGATCGTCTGTGGTTAGTGGACATACCGTGAGGAAGTATAAGGGTTAAAAAGCAGACTATCTTCGTCTGCCTGTTCTTCAGACAACTGGCTATCATCACTGGTAGGCATGATTGTTTCAAAGGCAACCAACGCCATTTCTTCAGACACTAGCCCCCGCACAGAGATCAACAGCTGCCAATCACCTTCAGGCATCTGCATGGTGTGGGCGGTAAAAAAAGGTTTGTTTGTTGTTGGCATGGAGTTGACCTGCGTTAGAGTGAATGGGTGGTATTCGGGAGTATTATCGTATTAGCAGGGGCGGGCAAAAATGGGCGGGGTGGGGTCGCAGAAAACTGCCAAAAAATAAAGTGCCACGCCCATGCGTTAGGTATTATACCTGTAGCCACCCCAATAATATCAATGACTTAGACATTAAATCCTGTGGTAATCCTTACAAATTTTAAGAGCTTTGGGGGGATGTTCCCTTTTCGTTCTTGTCTTTCACGCGTAGTGCTACGCCATGAGCAGAGTGCTTAGTATGGGTCTTTTCAACCCTCTCGCCCTGACAACAATCGTCAACCACCTGACCACAGACGCTGCATTGTGAATGACCATGCACCTCGATAGCTGTCGCCTTGCTTTGACAATAGCCGCAGATGATGGCGGGAAAGACTGTCAGTGAGAGCGTCACTTCTTCTTGAAGCCAGACTTCATGTTCTTATAAGCTTTGGCACTCACAGTGCTTTTCTTCTTGCTGCGTGAAGTCCCTGCCTTCTTACGAGCATTGATGTTGTCATACAATCCACGTTTCTTTTTCATTTCAATAAGACCTACCTATTATCATTCAAATCAATGACGTTTGTCTGTTTGTGTTGTCCGTTGCTTGTCTGTGTCTGTGTCTGTGTCTGTGTCTGTGTCTGTGCCTCTTTGCCGTCTGCTGAAGGCTGTCCCCAGACCAGCGTGATCTGTCCATTGGCACTGTCAGCATCAACGTCAGCTTTCTTGTGCCGCACACCTCTGGGCTGCATACGTGCAAATGTCCACTTCAATGTGTCCACCTCCAACCGTCTGCGTTGCACTTCTGCGTTCGCATGTCTTGGGTCGAGTCCATCAGGCAAGGGCGAACTGGCAAGGTCGTGCATGTGATCAGCTAACACCTCTGCACCAATCGCTCTGGCTTTGGCATACATCTCATAGGCATCTTCATCACGCTGCACAGTTTGCAGCACGGTAGACCACGCAGGCATTTCAGAATTGTTATCACAAATGCTTCGCAACGATTTGCCTTTGGCAAGTTCATCGCACACCATTTGCATACGTTTTTTGGATAATCTTCCAGCCATTACTTCAATTCGCCTGAGTTCATAATGCTTGTGTTTTCTGTCTGTTGTGATTGACTTCGCTGGTTTAAAATTTTATGAGCCTCATTTGGCGATAGATACAGCATTTTTCCATCTGGCAAATGGTCGTTGTCTGTGTGAATCTGCTTATCAAAAGCGTCAGCTTCAGCCCGCGTTTTAAAAACTTCAAAAACACCTGTGCTAATGGCTTTGCGTAATAGCTTTTGAATTGAATCTCTTGTGTTTGCCTTTAAAATTTTGCCATCAAACACAGTTGGCACAAGATACGTTTTTCCATTGGCTTCAATCGTTGTTGTCAAGACAGTGTTAACTTTTCCATCTTTCTGACGAACAAAACTGCTGTTGGCTAAATTTTGCAAATGGTGTCGTGTTATTTTGTCCACTATCTATTTTCTTTTGCACTATCTAAATGCGTCAACTGCAAAATCATCGCCACAGGAATGATCATTTCACCGCTGATGTATGTTGTTGTCTGTTGTGTGTTTGAGGTGTCCACACTTGCTGCAATGATAATTTTTTCGTCATCTTCGTGAACAAGAAACCCTGCGGATTCGATTGTTGGCAAATCCTGTAAAGCAATGTCATTCAGGTCAACCCAATGACCCTCTGGGTGTGAGGCATCTTGCCAAACAACGTGGCAAATTCTGTGTTTCTGTGTTTCTGTTTGTGTTGTCACGCAAAAAACAATCCCCATAAAAAAGCACCAGACTGCGTGAGGCTAACAGTCTGGTGCGAAGTTTGGAAACCTGTAGGGAGGAGATAAAAATGAATTTCCAAAGGTAAAGATTTTATGCACCAAATCGGGCAATCGCGTCAAAGGTTTTTTGTGCCTCTTTTTTCATGCAGCACCTTTGTCCTGTAAATTGTAAGTCGATTAAAAAGCCTCCTGAGCAGGTAGCTTCTGATCAGGCTAATCCCTGTAAAAATCATGCTAATCCAGAGAGTTGACATCACCGTTGGTTCGTAGCCAAAGAGTGGAAAGACAAGCCATGTTGCCGCCCATGAAACTCCCAACCCACATATGACATTTACGGTGGCTTCAACTAGCGAGGCTTTGCGAGACTGCACGACTCCAATCCCTTGCGGTTAAAATCACAATTCGTTCATACCTGTTTTTCAACGCTCTGCGGTTCGTGTGAAACTTTTTTGCAACCTTTGTCCATTGCGGCTTCTTTCGATAGACTGCGGATTTGGCAATCGCCCATAGGATGTGGCGTTCTTCAATGTCTGACATGCTGGCAATGACCGTCAGGACAAAATCAAAGTCATCAATATCTTTTGGACTCGCCCTGTTTTTGTTGTGTGTGTGTGCAGAGTCATTTTCCTGTGTGTAGCCATATGCTGACCATTCAGGCAAAACGTCAAGCCACCATGAACCTTTTGCTTTCTTGATGGCAGGGGGCAAGCAGCGTTCTGTTTCAGCTGCGGTCAGCAATAAGTCGTGTAACTCGGTGGGTGAGATTTTTCTTTTCTTCATCTGTCATCTCCATTACTTCTTTCCAGAAATCAACCTGATTTGAACGTGACAAATTGCTCGCATAGACCTGCAATGGGTCTTTACGGGCTTTCTTGCCAGACACTACGGCTTGATATTGGGGGCTAAAATTTCTTCTGTCAGTCGTGCGTTTGACTAACGCTTTTGTGGCGTTGGTAAGCTTTTCACCTTCGGATAGCTTACCAGTGGTAAGCTTACCAGCTTTGGGTAATGTATGTGTTTTTTGGGTGTGTGAAGCTTTTGTCTGTTCAGAAACTACAAGGCTGTAAGCTTTCCAACTGACCAAACCTTTCTGAACTTCCAGCAAACCGCTGTCAAGACAAATTTGAAAACAGTCACAGAAAGTTCCATTGAGTCTATCACCTATTTGATTCTTTATGTCGTTCTTTGATGCAGTTTGATTCTTTGATAGAATTTGCTGAACGGTGTGCAAGATCAAAAACGAATCGTGGTCTAGGGGTATATCCATATTTAATCTTTCACAATAAATGAAGTTCTAATTGGCTTGCTGCTTTTTTTATTCGTTCACAGGCTAGGTCAAAATATGCAGCATCTTCAATCCCAATAAATTTTCTGTGGGTTTTCAAACAGGCTAACCCTGTTGTTCCGCTACCCATAAACGGGTCGAGAACTATGCTGTTTTCATGAGTTGAAATTTCAATGCACCTTTCAGGAATTTCGATTGGAAAAGGACAAACATGGGAATTTTCTTTTTCAGGCTTTGATGAAATTGACCAGACACTGGAATATCCGCAGTAGTTGTGAACAATGGGTCGTTGGATTTGATAGATTCTTTCATCAACCTGAAACACTCTGCCGTTCGGCTTGCCACCTGATTTTTTGTCCCAGATAATTTCA